TCTCTGGACTGTGAATACCCTTCCGATAGCTGCACAGCTCTATCAATCGGTAGGATTCAAGCAGACAGATGAGCTGACCCACGAGCTATGGGGCAGTACCGTTACCGAAGTCAGATATGAGTTGGCACTGAAATAACGCGATGCATGGGCTGAATTCTCGATTACGGCCAATCCCAATGCAGCAGCATTCTCGGGCGATATAAATCTAAATGTTCAGCTATCACTTGGCAATATATGGACATGTCGCGAAGAAGTCCTGCATAAGTCCAGTGTTTTTCGCAAATCAAGCCGAATTCCAAAAACACAGTAGAAGAATATTACAACAACTTTTTAAATGTCTTAGATATTAAATCTTTCCCACCGCTGCTCTTTTAATTCAGCACGACCAAGCTGTTATTATAATAGTAGTAATTTATAGATCTCAGACTTATAAATAAAATGGAAATACACTTAAATATGACATAAAGACACAGTGTCATACGAGGGTCCAATTTATGGGCGAGGGGAAAACCAGGATTAGCGCGAGGTTGGATGACGATTTACTCGGCTGGGTCGACAAAGAAGTCGGAAAGAAGCGATTCAGCAATAGAACCCATGCCCTAAACTTCGCTTTGTATGTGCTGAAACAGCAGACAGAAAGCGAAAAGGCAACCTCATAAAAGAAGGATGGGATCTAAGGGAAAATAAAGAATACTGCTCAGTCCAGGGCTGGCACCCTGGGCCGAACAAAACATATTAGGACTTGACTTATGATAGACGTAGCTGTTGCTGGCATATATAGTTTTGCATCGGAAGCATACAACCAGATGCAATCAAAGGATTTTCTCGACAGACTTTGCTCACTAGATCAAAAAGTCGCAGATTTCTTTAGAAGAGATTCCAATATAATAGCCGATATCATTGCGGAAAAGAGGCTTACAATCTGGACTGCCCTTAAAAAACAGATGGCCCCATTTGTCAGCCCTTTCAAGAATTATTATGATTTTAAAATATAATCGCGCCGATAATAAGCAGAATAATAGTTAGAAAAATAGCATAAAAAACTGGGTCCGGCCCAGGTGTTCGAGCACCTGGACAGGAAGACTCCAATGTGATGCAGGAGCTTTGCCTTATGGATAGAATAGCCTTAGCTGGAATAAATACCTTTGGGAGCACGTCACCCAAAGACGATTTTGTACCGCCTGATGATCCTATTCTCGAAATCCCACTTTCCGAGCTGCAGGGACTCTTGAACGAGATGGTCCTTACCTACAACCAGATAACTGAAACCATCCGAGATGCAGGCATATTGCGTGGCAGGGAGCTGTCCAAGATGGTAACGCAAGCATCGGATAGCATCAAGGCCGCCAAATCGCCCATTGAGAAGCTGCAAATCATCAATGCGTATATCAGGCAGCTTCTAACCAAGATTCGCGAAGCATTGCAGACCAGGCCCGCCGATGGAGGGAAAGTAATCCAGGTCCTCAGCAAAATCCAGGCCAGAGCCGTCCAGATTGTGAATTACATCAAAGTCACAATCGAGGATGATCCTCTCAAAAGAAGAGAGATTGCCCTGGACTCCCAACAGGCCCGAATTCTATTCTCAGGAGCTGGTGGTGAGCGTGTCTCAAGAAAGGAAACCATCCGAGCCATGAGAAGAGCTGAAGCCCTTTGGCCTGCTCTGCAGTGCGGCCACAGGCCCGGAGATGGTAGGCAGACTACCAGGCTTACTGCAAAGGTTGATGAGATGAAAGATATACCGATAATTGGCTATCGTGACCTTTGGCAACGGTCTGACCGGAAAGTAACCTTGAGCCTGTAGGCGGGTGTTTATAAAGTAATTCTCATCAATTCTATAAATCCCAGTAGGATAATAAATGTTTGATGCTTGCTTTAGTTGATCTGCTACTACCGTTTCGGTCTCGTTTCTAATATAATAGCAGGGGAATATTATTTTCTATGCTAGATAGATGTCCAAGCCGGATCGTTGCCAAATGAAACGGTTAGTTATGTGACATTCTTGCGTATGTCTGTAAAAAATGACATAGAATCATTCAGAAGGCTTGGCTTGGGGAGATCTTTTTGTTTGGTCTGGCCATACATATCACTTCATGCAAGCTCTGTGGCCGTTTTTCAGGGGCCTCGGATCTGCGGTCAAGCTTTGCTCACGATGCCGGAGTAGTTGCCAGTGACAACGCTCCGATCTACGTTGCAGTTATCACGGATGTGCTCGCAGGTGGAGCTTTCATGGCCTGTCTTTCTTAATGTTTAAATAGTATCTGTTTTCTATTTGCTTTAAAATAGCAGAACAGAGATATTCAAAAATCTGTCGGAAATAAAAAGGAGATGGTGAAATGGAAAAGTCTAACGTGGTCAGAATAGAGCTTCCTACTGGAATAGATTTTACCGAAGAAGAAAAGGCAAGGATTGGTTCTGCAACTCGAAATGAAATTGTCGACATTATAAAAGCAAAGCGGTTAACATTTGAAATAGAACCACCAGTAGATCAAGTAATCTAAGCAAAATTTTCGAATGCCTGCGAGATCTAATTTTAAGATCTGCGGGCATAGACTTTACGGAGAAATTAGTATGATGAAAGTCTGTTTGGTAAGTGCCTTGTCGGAAACTGATTTTGGAGATCCGAAATTGACTCTTGACACAAATCAGAAAGCTATTCATCTCCCTCCTTTGGGAGTCCTTAGCCTTGCTGCTGTCTTATGTGATCGAGGGATTTCCCCTCAGTTTGTTGATCTAAACAAATTATTTTTTGATTTTCTTGAACACGAAGGAAATGGGAAATCATCTGATTTTTTGACGTTTGTAATCCAGCATATTGAAACTTTGTCCTTTGATATTCTCGGACTTAGCACAATTTGTAGTTCGTTCCCTTTTACCATTCAGATAGCACAAGAAGTCAAAAAATTTCATCCAAATGTTAAAATAATTTTAGGGGGGCCTCAAGCATCACTTGTGGATATACCAACGATGAAAGCTTTTCCTTTTATCGACTTTGTTGTGAGAGGAGAGGCAGAGGATACATTTCCTCTTTTGCTTGAAGCTTTCTCAAGTATGAACTCCTCTCTAGAACTAGAAAAAATTCGGGGAATTACGTTTAGAAAAGGCACTGAGATAACTCGTAATCCCAATGCCTCACCAATACTTGACCTTGATAGTCTCCCTTTACCTTCTTACTACCTTGATCCAAATATAACGGAGTATAAAAGCTTACCATTAGAGGTTGGCCGTGGTTGTCCATTCAATTGCGTATTCTGCTCGACCAGTGATTTCTTTAATCGAAAATTCCGCCTAAAATCTCCTCAGAAAATTATTGAGCAAATGAAGTTTATCAAGGATACGTATGGAATTAATAAAATAAATTTTATCCATGACAATTTCACGGTAAATCGTAAGAAGGTTGTCGAATTTTGCGAATCCCTGCTGAGATGCGAAGAAGAATTTAGTTGGAGTTGCAGCGCTCGAGCAGATCAAATTGACGATGAATTGATTGCTCTTATGGCAAAAGTTGGATGTAAGGGGATTTTTTTTGGTATTGAGACAGGCTCAGCTCGTTTACAAAGGGTGATTAAGAAGAAGCTAAATCTCTCGGATGCTCTTTTGCGGATTCAGTGTGCGGATCAGCATGGAATCTATACCGCAGTATCTCTTATCACCGCTTTTCCGGAAGAAACAAAGGATGACCTGAGAGATACGATTAACTTTTTTGTTGATATGCTTCGCTTTAACAATGTTGAGCCTCGGATTAACATTCTGGCTCCGCTTGCAGGAACGCAGATTCATTCCAAGTACAAGAATAAATTGGTACTTGATCGTATTTATTCCGAAATGTCCTTTCAAGGCTTTAAGCAGAATCAGGCAGATTTCGAGATGATACAAGCCTATCCGGAGGTCTTTCCCAATTTTTATTCGATTCCAACTACTCATGTAGACCGAGCGTACTTCAAAGAAGTTCGAGATTTCGTTGCTGCTACATATTGGTGGTTTCGTTGGCTGCCGCTTGCACTTTTCCAGGATAATGGGGATATGTTAAATGTTTTTGACAGATGGAGGATGTGGCGAGCCAGCCAGCCCATGGATAATTCAGCCGGAGAGTTGCCTTATTACCGTAGCAGGCAATTCGCTAAAGATTTTATCGAGTTTGTTCTGACTTGCTACAATAAGGAGATGGCGACAGCGAAAACAGTTATCTCAACCATTGTAGATATCGAAAATTTTCTTCTACCCATTGTGCGTAACCTTCCTGCGGAGTTGCATGAGGAACATAGGATTTTTAGTTTAGCTTCTTTTCCATATAAACCGGCAGGCTTGAAAGTTGCTCAACTAAATGTAGATTATAAAGAACTTATTCAATGTCTTAGGAGTAAAACAAGCCTTAAACAAGTTTCTGCTAATAACACCACAATTGCTTTCCGCGTATTCGATCAAGAGCAAAAGGAAGTGAATGTGCGACTTTTGAATCCTCTTTCAAAGGAGCTTTTGGATATGTGTGATGGAAGCCGTACTGTTAAAGATATTATTTATCAATTCTCCTCATTGAAAGCACATATAGATGGGATAGATGGAATCTCATCTGAGAAAGTGTGTTTCTTTGGTTTAATTCAACTTTATAAGCAAGAACTCATTGAGGTTTCATCTCGGCAAATCAAGAAAACTACTCATGCAGATGTCCTAGAAGAAAAATTGTGACGAACTGTAGAGACTTGAGGGGAATAGGTAAGGCGTTCATGAAGCTGACTCTTGTGATTATAGTCCTGAACACAACAAATTTAACCTATGCCGAAACGGTTTCATATGTAGTCAGCATGTATCGCGCCCAACATATGTTGTACATAAACCATTAGGCTAAGGATATTGCGTTGAAGACTATAAGCTCCATGAAATATGTATAACATGTAGGCCAGACTTTTCATATTTTGGCATCTACAAGCCAGTGCAAGGCTTGGATTCGGGGACGTTTCCGGGCGCGAGACATCCGGCAGCGGGACACTCTGCGGCGGGAGATTCCGGAGAAGATGCCACTTCTGGAGGCACGGGATCTCTGGCAGCAACTACCGGGCATGAGCTTCATGAGACCTGTAACTTCCCAGGGCCGAATCATGAGGCGGGACCGGCTTTGGCCCCAGGTCCTCAGCATTATCTTGCCTTGTCTCCCAGCTAGTCCAGGCTCGCCCAGTTGCCGGCATCCAGGCAGATCAAGGCTGCGGCCCTACGGGCTGCCCGCTGCGGCGGCGCAGCCATGATCAGCCTGAACTGCCGAACCTTGTTTTGGCGAGCCTTGGACAAACTCGCTGGGGCGAAAGGACTCAAAGATAATGCAGAGGGATGGGGCTCTGTCGCAGCCTCTTTTCCAAGGCCCTGGCAGACTGAAGCCGCCCTACGCTTCGCTGAGAGGACAACGAGGGGCTCAGGATCTTAAGATAATGCCCCGCATAACGCCCTCCGGGACGGCAGCCAGTCGCCAGGCTATTCAGGTTAGTTCTATTACATTTGTGAGACCATCTTAAAAATGTCATAGAACTTTTCTGGCGGGCCGGATGGGCAGCCAGATCTTTCCAAAGTTTTTCATTGTAGTATTCCGGCCCTTCTGGGCGAGGTTCCCGCACGGTCGGCCCTATGGATCTGCGCCGGCTGAGCCGCCCCGGGAGCTGGGACATTCTTTGAGTTCTGCTAATGACTAGATTGCAATCGCATTGCGAATGCGTTCTAAATGTCGTCGCGAAAAATCTGACCGTTAGGCTTAGGATGGCCTAAAAGAATACCTGCATTCACGCTACAGATATCTGTTTTCAAATTAGCTAACCTTAAGGTTAAGGTTAGCTTTATATACCCGGCGCGCCCTTTTGTATATAATGGGAGGTTTTCAAAATGGATACACGAACCACAGCAGAGAAAAGAGCCGCCCGCCACGCTCGAAAAGCACGCGAGGAGGCTAGAATTAAGCAACAACAACAAAATGGCGCAATCGTCGCGCACGCTGAAGAGATTGCAGCACCCTGCAAAGAGGAAGCTGCGAGGCTGAAAGAACAGGCTGCCAAGCTGCCACTTCCCGAGGGAACCACTGAGGGAATGTACGAATCCCGCATAGTGCAGGCTCTTATTGAGATTATGACCGGCAGGCGAACCACCGCCCGTCCGCAAATAATCAGCATGCCTGAGACGATATTTGAGCCAATCTGCCTCGTTCTCTCCTCCACTGAGCAATTCTATTATCGCGTGACCGCTAGCAGCTGCACCTGCAAGGGCTGGCATTATTCGGAGCAGCGCTTCGGAATCGGAAAGTGTCGGCATCATACCCTTGCCTTCCCCGAGCAGGCCGCCCAGAACGTCGCAAAAATCGAGGCGATGAGGGCAGAGAAAAAGGTCCCGACAGCCAAGAAGGCAGCACCGGTCCATGACGAGGAATCCGGCCACCGTGGCCCGCTCCGGCTGGCCAGGCCACCCAAAGAGTCCAGAGACCTAACGCCCGCAGAGCTGGAGGCCCTCAAAGAAAAGATCACTGCCGCCCTGAAGGGCAAATATCCGATGTTCAATTATGTGCTCGGCTCTGATGGATTCGAAGGGCTGACGATCCGATACAAGTTCAAGGATGATTACAGCGAGGCAGAAGAAAAACAGATACAGGCTATGATTCAAGTAGCAGAGAAAATTTGCCCGGCAGAGGTGCCAGTTTATGCAAGTGCTATTTGAGCCGCTCAACCTGGCCTTTTTTGGCTGCCTTGGGTTGCTGGTGGCCGTCCTGGCCCTGGACCACTGGTTTAAGCGCTGGTCTCAGGCCCCGCGGAACCGGGACACCCTGCGCCGCTGGGGGCTGAGGTAGATGAACGCCGAGGAAATCCTCCAGGAGGCCCTCAAACTTCCTCTTTCCGAGCAGGAGAGCGTAGCAAATCAGCTCAGCTACCATGTCTTGGGAGATCTGCAGGCCCTGGGATATGAGGATCAAGCTGAATCTGGGAGGCCGGCAAGATGAAGGACGTCTTCAAGGTCGTGACCGACCAGATACTAAAGCAACTGGAGGGAGGCATAATTCCCTGGCGCCGTCCGTGGTCCACTGATGCTCCGACCTCTTACGCCACAAACAAAGAATACCAGGGAATCAATACCATTCTCCTGCAATCGAATTTTGAGAGCCCCTACTGGCTGACTTTCCGCCAGGCCCAGAGGATGGGAGGAGCCGTCCGGGCAGGTGAGAAGGGCTGCCCAATCGTCTTTGTGGACCGCATTGTGAAGGAGGAGCAAAACGAAAAGGGCGAGCCCTCCTTTAGGGTTCTAAGCTTCCTCAAATACTACACCGTCTTCAACTGGTGCCAGACAAAAGGCTTGCCGGAAAAGATCCCCCTGGGGAGGGATAACCAGCAGATCCCAGGCGCTGAGGAGCTACTGAGGCGGAGAGGCCCATGCATCGATACGGATACCGAGCGGGCTTATTATCGCCCGCATAACGATACGATTTATCTGCCTGCCCTCGACCAGTTCGAGAGCAGCGAGGCTTATTATGCTACAGCCTTTCATGAGCTGACCCATTGGACGGGAGGAGCTGGGAGGCTATGCCGGGACACCGTCAGAAACTACCATGTAGGCAAGGATGTAAGGAGCCAGGAGGAGCTCACCGCAGAGATGGGCGCCGCCTTCTTCTGCCAGATTGCAGCCCTCGATACATCCAAGACCCTGCAGAACTCTACCGCCTATATTCAGTCCTGGGTCCGGCATCTACAGAATAATCCTAAATGGGTCCTGAAGTCCAGCAAGCAGGCCAAGGACGCCGTGGAATTCGTCATGACCGGCAAGCTGCAGGAGGTGAGAGCGCATGCAACCGCCGCTGCATAAGACCATCTCCATTATTTTTGTGAATGTTCGAGACGTTTCCATAATCGTAAGCGGCCACACCGGCCCGCGGGCCAAGGCCCTTGGATTCAACGGGCTGGGCCTGAAATGGAACCGCGACCAGCAGACCTGGTACGGACCACTGAACCTGAAGAACTTGGCCACCCTGGACCGCTGGCCGGAGGTGGAGCTCTCCGCAGAGGCCATTGAGAGCATGGAGGCTTTCAGAACGGCGGCAGCGAAAAGGGAGCGATACCGGCAGCAGAAGGTGAGATCTTAGAAAATCGTTGGCTTTGTCGGCATGCAAGGCGATCTTTGACTTTGACATCTTTGATATTTTTTATCTACCTTTCTTTTATTCTATTTCCAGTGGAAACCGGCGCGCCCGGATGCCCAGGGATCGATAATTTGCCTCTCTTCCGTGCCCATGTCTGGAAGCCTCTATTTCCTGCCGCCTTGGGCTTCTGGAGAGGCCGCGCATACTATCGCTTCCCACCAGCTCGCTGCCTCCCGCTCACTGCGGGAGGTCTCCGCCGCGGCTCCGACCTCCCATAATCTTGATCCATGTTTCGCGGCGTGCGTGGGAACCTGCGCTGCAGCTTCGGTTCCCGATAACACTTTTCTCCGGCGTGTTTGGCTTCTTCCGGCATTGTTCTATGACATTATAGAAAGATTCATGTAGAATGTCATAGAATTATTCTTACATGCACAGCACCGATGCCAGCAACCGAATCAAGGCCATTAGAGGCGAGGCCCTGGAGCTCGCCAGGAAGGCGAGGATCGCAAGCAAGGCCGCCCTAGTTCTACCCGAGGCCAGCTCTGAGGCCCGCAGGCTGCAGGCAGAGGCGGACTCGGCCCTATCCGAGGCCTTGAGCCTCAAAAACGCCGCTCGATTGCAGGATCTGCACCTCTGGAGGATGGATAAGACCAAAGCCTCCCGGAAGGGCAGAAAGAAATATGAATATTGGATGGCCTCCTGGAGAGAAGGCTCCAAGGTCCGTAATTTTCATATCGGCTCCTGCAAAAAGCTCGATCACCAGGCTGCGCTACAGAAGGCCAGGAAGATTAAGGCGGAGGCCCTGGGGATTGAACATGCTGGGGGAGAGGATATACCCAATCCCGCGCAATAGTACCGCATTTTTCCGGTTCCCAAGCGTGGCGTCACGAATTCATAACTCTATGATTTTAGGTCTTGATTGGCTATTTCAATCAGTACCGCACGTATAAATCATTAATCAGTAACTATGATCTGTAACCATGACAAAAAAGAGAAACAAACTTGAGATTATAGCGAAGATCTTAGATGCCTGTAGGACGCCTAAAAGCAAGACAAAAATCGTGTACGAATGCAACTTGAATTTTCATACAGTAGAACCCTATTTAGAACTATTGCAGAGAAAAAAACTGCTTTCGGCGAAAAAGACGGAATTTGAAACGACAAATACAGGCCTGAAAGTTTACATGCAAATTACAGACTTGATCAAGCTCATGGGTCAAGAGGTTTAAAAGAAACATCGTGTTCCTTAAGATTTTCTCTCCGGACCCCCCCATTCCCCCGACCTTGATTCCCGAGACAAATAGAGCCCAAGCTAAAAGGAACAACCTGTTCCTTAGATACAGTAGCCGTGATTTATCTTCTCAGGAAAACTCTCTCTTGAAAATTCCTCCTTGGGAAAATGGCCCTTCTCTCAGCTCCACCTGGAGCATCATGGAGGCAATGGAACAAATTGTTCCTTTTGTCGCAAAAGGAACACGATGTTCCTAAAGAGCTGGCGGCGTGATTCATGTTTTATTGCCCTCCAGGCTACCGATTTTACAGAGTAGCCACGTCTTGCCTTTGCCCCGGCCTCGCTTCCGAAGCATGACCTTGTCAGGCTGCTGCTTGGCTGCCCACTCCATAGCTCTCCTGGCTTGTATTCTATGGATAGGCTTCTCCTCGGCAGTGCTGATGATTTGTTTGGCATTGGCGCTGTTGAGGCTCTTGGCCCTTGGATCTCGATAGAGCGTCTCCACCAGGAGCGCCGCACGGTAGTGCTCCGCTTTTTTGAAAGTCAATGCCGGCCGGGAGGTGATGAAAGAGACGATGCCGTATTCTACGTCTGCGAGCTGACGCAGACAGTTTGCTGGTGAGATCTGACCGGTTTTCTTGGCTCTCATTATACCCTGGCTCTCCTTTTTAGCCCTGGCATACATGCTGGCGGTCTCATCGGTGGCTGGCATCTCGTCAAGAGCAGCGAGGGCTGATTCTACGTTCGCAATTACCGCGGCTATGATGTGCTGGAAGGCGTCCTCCAGCTCTTCCAAAGGTTTAGAAAGGTTCTCGTTAGCCTTCTTCAGTTGCTGGATTTTTGCGTACTGTTTATAACCCTCTTGCAGCTCCTTGGCCAGTACTTGGCCTGTATGACGCGGGTCGTAAATCACTCCGCAAAGAACATCCAGCTCGTAAGTAAGATCCTGGTTTCTGCACTCTTTTTCTACAATTGCTCGCTTTTGCTCTTCAATTAGGTGATCTTGGGCGTGGATACGTTCTTCCAGCTCGGCAATGGTCTTGCGAAGGTGTGCCGTATTTGAAGAAGCAAGCTCTTGGCCGCTCCGAAAAGCGTTTATATCGGCAGCCAAGTTTGCTCTATACATTGCCGCCTCTTGCGGTAGTGTGCCCTGGCGTGCCTTGGTGGTTCGGGGTTTGCTAGGTTTCCTGCGAAGACCTCCCAGTTTTCGCAAGGCGGAGGGCCTTCCAAGGCCCTCTTCGCATTTCTCGTAAGGGATCCAAAATTTACAATAGAATTCATAATTGTTGATATTGAGCAATGCCTGGACGATACGAAAACCCTTAAATAAAGTTGACTGACCTTATTCTCGTTGGAGTTCTTCACGTGGGATCGCTTCCATGAGGAACTTGGGTTTTGTCACCTCACCAGAGTAGCAAACCCGCCATGGCAGAGTCGCTTCCAAGCTCTGTCGTGGCCTTCTAGTTCCTTATTTCTTTGCATCATGCTGTGATATATATCTCTTTTGGATTTTTCGCAGTGCGCCTCTTTCATGTCATATCCTAAATCAGTACTTGCGATCAGTTTTTTCGCATTGAAATTAATAGTGAATACTATATTTTAGATATTTGCGCGGATTTTGCAAAGACTTTTTATGCACGTGTCTAATATCTTCTGAATGGTGAGGTGGAATGCAGCAACGGGTTGGAAGCCGTTGCGTTGACTTGAGCTTGCTTTCCGACTGGCAAGTAGCAGAAAAACCAATATTGGGACCAGATGAGATTCTCGATTTTTGCCCGCAAGCACCCGGCTGCAGGCAGTGGGCAAAGTGATATGTCGGCAAGCTGGAAAGCGGCAGGAGTCTTATCGCTGTCGTAATTGCGGTTTCCGCTTCACCAAGGAGTTCGTAATCGGTGAGGTGGATAATGCCCGTAATAGCGAAATTCAGACCACTGAAAGATCTTGATGAGATCAAGTCTTTGAGACGCCGAGGTGCAAAGCGGCCTGAGGAATATATAGACAGATTCCGGCTCGGCATGCTTTCTGAGGCTATGACCTCGGGAGAGCCGGTATGATCGAGAAGGCTTGGGAGGGCTATCTCGAAACGAGCTTCCAGTCCCTGGGCAGGCTCTGCATGGGAGTCCTGCTGATCGGCTATCCAGACGTGGGCGAGACAAACAGGCTTTTGGAAACGCTGAAGGGAAAGAGGATCAAGCTGCTCCTGCAGGAGGTGGAGGAGTGATCACGGCAAATCGGCCCCTCCCCCACCCTTCCCCGGACCCCATCTCTTCCTCTCCCCTCGTCTACGGCGGCGCTGCGGCGCCGCCCAAGAGGACTCAACCTCTTCGATGTGCTGCGAACATTCAACCGACTCGACGAGATGCTATGACGAGATCCAAAACTTTTTATATGGAGGGATCTCAAGTAAGTACTAATGCTCAGGGCGAAAACCTAGTGGGCAGCCCCTCTTCGAGGGATTCCTCTTCTATAGCTTATCGACCGCTAGGTGCAGCCATCAAAGACCCCGGCACCAAGCTGGCAGCGGAGCATCACGGCGGGAAGGCGGGCCGGTTGCTGCATTCCAAGTGTAAATGCGGCGGGGAAATGCAGTACGATGCAAAGGAGGAGCCCTTCTGCATCGCCTGTGGCAAGGGGATCAAGAACGCAACACGCAAGCAATCGCGTTCTCCGCACAAGAGGACGAGAAGCTATAAAAAATTCCGAATGTATGCCGAAAGCATTTAAGGAATTAATGTTAAGGTTAGCTATGATACCTGGAGCAGGAAATCCAAGGGCGCTGTGGCCTCGGAGGAGCACCTGAAGCGAGGGGCGGAGCAGGCTAATTATCCAGGGGTCCAATCTTGGGCTCGCAGGACCCACATCAAGATAACGAGGGTCCGGCCTGAAGGCCGGAACTACCCTTGCAAAGAGGTTTGAATGGACACCATAAAAGAGATGATCGAACTGGATACGGAGATCTACGCCATGGTGAACCAGAACCCGGAGCTGGCTGCGGTCTATCGGCAACTCATGGGCGAGGAGCTGGGGGCGGTGGTCATCCTCCCCAGGATGCCGACTGCTGATGATTGGGCGGCTGCTGAGCGCCTGGCGAAGTCGAGGCAGAGATGAGGCCCAAGTTCATCATCGAGGAGCTCCTCGGAGCTGGAATCGATCCCGGCGCCCTGGCTGGATTGCCCGAGAACGGCGGCCTGGACTACAAGACTCTGGGATTCCCATCTCAGGGAGTGGCCACCAGGCTCTTTCGGGCGGGCATTCTTCGGCCCAGAGGGAAAAGCAGGGTGCCGAGTTCTAAAGGAAAAAAGAGTTCAAGGACTCTCTGGGGCCGAGGGGTCCATTTTGAGGTTTTCCGCGACTACTGGCACCAGAATAAGCAACATTACAGCAATCGCCTCGCAGCCTTCCAGGATTGCAGGCAATCAGTAGCGGTTTAGTTTTTGTCTCCTGTTATTATTCCTAATCCACCAAGCGTTATCATACGGCTACAGATGTGGGTTGAGCATTTTACCGAAGCCTGACTCTTCATAAGCCCGGCGGCGGTGTTTTGGTCTGGCCTGCAAGTAAATGGCCGTGGTGTTCAAGGAGGCATGGCCGAGCTGCTGCTGGAGATAGACGATGTCAATCCCGGCATCGAGAGTCCAGCGGCTGAAGCTGTGCCTGAGGAGATGAGGTGTAATCCGCTTCCTCTGCCGCACTTTGCCCGGCCTTGTATCCTGGAGCCCGGCGTTCTCTGCGGCTTCGTCCAGGAGTCTCTGGATCTGCCGGGTGGAGATATGCCCATGATCTCTGCCCTCGAAGATGTAGCCGTTCTCCCGGCCCTGAAGATGGACATCTAATGCATCCAAAACAGGCTTGGGGATGATTGATGTGCGCTGCTTGCTGCCCTTGCCATTCACCACATGCAGATATCCTCCCGTGCCGTCCAAATGATCGGCTTTCAAGACTGCCACCTCCGAAACACGAAGACCGCAACCGGCCATCAGACACATAAGGGCGGCCTCTCTTGGGGTAGGAGCTGCGGCAAGCAGCCTGTGCCATTCCTCCAGGGAGAGGAAGTCTTCGGGGTGCATCCTACTTAGTAGAATGTCATAATATATCTAAATTATGACATCGACATACAGCAAGGCCTCTCTTGGACGCTTCTGTGAGTACTAAGATTGGTATATAAGCAGTACATACGCAGTAACACGTCTTTAATGATTTTTGTGCAAAAATTCGCACGCCAGGTGTAGCTGTATCAAAGCTCGACAAGAGCTTTCTGGCATATTCTCGTCGAGTTGACGTTTGCCATTCCTTGCTGGATCGCAGTAAAACACCGGATAGCTGCAGGCCTTGGAGTCCCTTCTTTATCTGCCCTACTCACTTTTTCCTTTTCTCCAGGACCTCGGCCCGGAAATATCCCAGGAATAAATCTGGGAGGAGCTGACAAAGTTGAGCGAAGAAAACGGTACAACCGATATGCTAGGAAATGCTGGCGCAAAGCTGCTGACCGCTGGAATAGTGGCATTGAGGACCGCTAACCCGGTTGCGTGGGCCACATTTAAGAAGGGCCTCAAGTGTGTAGCGGTAGGCTCCGCTGCACTTGATGAGATTACTGACGACGACCAGGTAAAGGCGGAGGAGATCCAGAAGTGTCTTGTTAAGGCCGAGGATTACGGAGCGATTCGCACCCTGGAAGACCTTCTTTGGGGTCTGCTGAAGCATGTGAAAGGGTAGGGCAATAATTTCGGTAAAATCCCGGTGACGCGGAGTTTGGGCAGGGATCTGCTCCCAGACGAAAGGATGCTCCTGCCCATTTCCCGCGTGCAAAAGCGAAAACAAGCGAGGTTTTCTGTAAGGAGAATAAATGAATTTGCATTTGCTTGGAATGTGCATAGCCATTATGGCGCTCTTTGTGGCGCTGTGCCAGAGTGCCGAGGTAGAGCTGAGGGAAGACTTCTCCGGTATGGGTGAGTTCCAAACCCGCTCAGAACTATATGGAGTCCAGGAAAAGGCCAGCACAAAAGACGGCCAGCTCATCTTCGGCCACGTCCTGGCATCAAATCAAACCTTCTCCGGATTCAGCGCAGAGGGAAATAGCAGCAGCTATCTTGTCGCCTCGGCTGATCATTACCTTTGCATTTCAAAAGCCAGCAGCATCAATGCCACTGCCAAGACATCGAGGACCAAGTATGAGTGGGGAGGCGAGGAAAGATACACGCTCTTCTCAGCGCAAGGAAACGGGACAGTTAAAGAGCTGGCTACTGCATCGGGCGAAAAAAGGCCGATAGAGTTGTCCTCGATTCGCCATCGTGGGACGTTCAGCCTCAACAGCTCGATGAGGACCTCATACACTGCAGATGCAGGAGATACGCCATAGCTCCTGAGCCGCTATTGTAGCTGATGCGCTAGAGCCCCTGGTAGATCTAAAATCCATTCCTAAAATCTGGGCTCGCTGCCTTCGGGCAATGCAGCGATAGTTGAACTTGGGAGGCTTTGTGGATCTTTTCAAGATTTTCGTGCTGCTCCTGTTATTGCTCCTATTCCTGATTTTTTTGGGCATGAAGTGCAATGCTTGGAGTTAGACGAAATGTTGGAGGTTTGATCAAATTGAAGGACTTTGGATGTTGCGGAGGCCAAGCCTCCGGTGAGCAGGCATGTGAATGCATCGAGCAAGACTTGCAGCACAGGGTAATTCCTACCGGGACACGCAAGCTCGTCGGCCAGGTGCGGGAGTACTGCACCACTACAAACACCTGGCTTACCAGGCAGGCGTTCATAGACTGGTCCAAGAATGAAGGCCTGGAAGTGGACCCCATTGTCTGGTTTACGGAAATGGGACACGGGCCGGTGCCCTCGGATGTGAAGCTGTAATCTGGAGGGCTGTCTCACGGCCAGGAAGACGAAGAAGGAATATCAAGAGATCAGAAAGAAGGTCCAGCAGGCCGTTTTGCTCATGGCTGATGGGATGTCTGAGAAGAGGGCAGCTCTGGAGACAGGCATCCCGCGGGCAAATCTGCAAAGGTACATTCGAAACGGCTGCCTGCCCGATGGGCTGCCCATATTCCTCGATCAGGTAAGCGAAAACCGGCCTGCTGATGCTGCCTGCACCATGCCCATTCAGGCCAAGGGGTGCTCAATGAACGAGCACCTCTCAAATCCGCCGCAAGAGATGCAGCAGGGAAACGGGCAGCCACCGGGCCAGCGGGACCCTTTTGGGAAATTTCTCCCAGGAAATCAAATTGGTGCGAGTTATTCAAGCGCCGCCAGGAAAGCAAAAACGATTTTGGCGGACTTTGCGCCGTATGTTGCTGAGACTCTGATCAACGTGTTCCGCATACTGCCCGGTGACCGGCCCGAGATCATTCTCGCCTTCGCCAAAGAGATTCTCGACCGCGGGCTTGGCAAGCCAGTCCAGGCCATCAACCTCAAGGAGACTCACACCTATGAAGAGTACCGATTCTTCGAAGCCGCAGTAATGGCTGCTGATGCCGATGCCATACGATCCGCAGCTTCTCTTGCAGAACGCCTGGAGAGCCACGCCCGCAACGCTCGCCGAGCATCTCAGCCTTGGCAAGTGGAGATCATACCGCCACCTGGCGGAGCTCTCCCTGGTCTTGTCCCTGGCAGTGGCCGGGAAGTATCCGAGACTGATAATCAGCATTCCCCCACAACACGGAAAATCGGAATTAGTTAGCCATTGGTTCCCTGTGTGGCTCTTGGACCTCTTCCCCTGGGCGCGTATCATCCTGGGCTCCTACCAGGACGACTATGCCGCCACCTGGGGAAAGAAGGTCCGCAATACGATTCAGGCCAACTCTGATCAGCTGCGGGTGCGAGTCTCGGACGACTCGGCTGCGGCGAATCTCTGGTCTACCACCGAGGGCGGGGGCATGTCCAGCTCCGGCACCTCGGGATCAGTTACGGGCAAGCCGGCTCACGTCCTCATCATCGATGATCCCATAAAATCGAGAGAGGAGGCTGAGTCGCCTACTTATCGAAACAGGGTCTGGGATTGGTGGACGGGCACAGCCAGAACCCGCCTGAATCCTCTCCCCTGGGCTCCTTATTCCGTGGTCATCGTAATGAATACCCGCTGGCATCTCGATGATCTGCCTGGCAGGCTCATTGCTCGCAAGGTCGATGCCGATCTCGCCCAGTACGTTCCGCCCTGGGTTCAGTACAAGCTGCCGGCAATTGCCCTGGAGAAAGATCCCCTCGGACGAAAGATCGGAGAGGCGCTCTGGCCGGAGAAGTATCCGCTTGAGCTTCTGTATGCCATCAAGGGCGAGACCTCCATCTACGACTGGGAGTCGGAATATCAGCAATCTCCGATCATGAAGGCAGGCAATCTGTTTCGGCGTGAGTTCTTCCGGCCTATCGAGGTCCTGGCGTGAATATTGGATGACGCTATTGAATTGATTTCTGGAAATCTATGCAGGAGCTACGGGACGATCCGGATGCCGGCAGGCCGCTCACGGTTTCCAGGAAAAATCTTCGAGTGGGCAGCTTCTGCGATCTGGCGACCAGCACGAAAACGAGAGCGGATTATACAGTGGTGGCCACCGTGGGCATGGACAAGGCGCAAAATGTCTATATCCTCGATATCTTGCGCGGGCGCTGGGAATGGCCGGACGCCTACGAGTACATCGTGGATGAGATCCGGAGGCAAGGGGTCAAGCTGGTTGGGGTCGAGACCAACGGTTTTCAGCTCTCATCCTTCCAGGCGCTGGTAAGAGAGCCTCGGCTCAAAGGCGTCGCTTTTCATCCGGTGGCCATGGCCACCGACAAGACCAGCCGGGCGCTGCTGGTCTCGGCCAAAGGCAGCAACGGCATGCTGTACTATGCAGCCGGGGCCTCCTGGGCGGAGTATCTCATAACCGAGTTCACGAATTTTCCAAGTTTTCGGCATGATGATGTGGTGGATGCGGTTTGCGGAGCTGTGGAGCTCTTGAACCGCTATTCACCCCCGGCTTCCATAGTCAGGCCGGGAGTTGCAAGGAAACGATCCAAGTTCCGGAGGAGTGCGTGAGCAAGAACTTCAAGAAGATCAAATCGTCTCAGAGGCCGAACAGCGGCTTCTCTGAGCTGGGCCGAACCGGCCTGAACCGTTTTGGCGGGTGGATCTCCGAGGAATGGCTTCCCGAGCTGCAGGGCTCGAAGGGAGCTGAGATCTACAAGCGCATGAGCACCAATGATGCCATCATCGGTGGCGGGCTCTTCGCTATCGAGATGCTGGCCAAGCAGGTTCCCTGGCGGGCGGTGCCTGGCGACAGCAGATCCAGGGATCTGCAGGGAGCAGAGTTCCTGGAGTCAAACCTGTATGACATGGAATTCTCCTGGCCTGCAACCCTGTCCGAGATCATCACCATGTATCCCTTTGGCTGGGCGGTTCTGGAGAAGGTTTTCAAGATCTGCCGAGGCCGGAATCAGAGAGATCTGCGCTTTAGGAGCCAGTACGATGACGGTCGGGTTCGGATTCGCAAGCTTGCACCGAGAGCTCAGGAAACTTTGCAAGATTGGGAGTATGATGATGATACTGACCCCCTGCGGGCCATGATCCAGCTCGCTCCTCCCGACTTTCAGGAGCGGCGGGTGCCAATCAATAAGTGCTGTCACTTCCGCATGTCCTCGGCAAAGAACAATCCGGAAGGGCAGTCGGGTTTGCGCCGCACCTACCGGGCCTGGTATATCGCCACCAACCTGGAGGATTTCGAGGCCATGGGAATGGAGCGGGACCTGGCGGGCTACCCTGTCCTTTACGTTCCGAAAGAGATTGCCGACCCTGACCCGGATGATGAGGAAGCCGTCGCAGCGCATGATGATTTCATGGCGCTGATAACCGGCGTGCGCCGCGACGAAACGGAAGGCCTGCTCCTCTCTTCGGAAAGGGATGCGAATGGCCACCTCCTCTATGAGCTGAAACTGATCTCGAGCTCGGGCACGCGCCAGATCAACACCAATCAGGTCATCAGCCGCTGGAAGAATGCCATAACCGTAAGCATGATGACCGACTTCCTGCTCCTGGGGCAGGGGCGGCAGGGATCTTTCGCCCTGGCCGAGACCAAAAGCAAGCTCTTCGCTCAGGCCCTTTCAGCAATTTTGGATATCATAGTCGAGGAGGTCAATGCTTCAGTTGTTCCCGATCTTATCGCATTCAATCCCGAGATCTTCGGGGACCTGGAGAAGCCGCCCTATTTTGTCCATGGCAAAGTAGAGATACCCAATCTGGAGCAGTTGGCCAGCTATCTGCAGAAGCTGGGCTATAAGGCGGACTGGTTGAGGGGCGATGCCATCCTGGAGAATCATCTTCGCAGCCAGGCAGACCTCCCGCTCCGGCCCGCAACGCAAACGCATTCTGAAGAGAACGCAGGCGGGGAAGCGGATGAGGATGAAGACGCAAATGTCTTGCAGTCGCCCTCTCAGGATGAATGGGAAGAGGTGCCGGCATGAAGCTGGCCGAGATGACCTCCTCCGCTCTCCGGGAAGCGCCGGAAGAAGAGGTGCGCTCCGCCTGGCTGCGCCTCTCCCAATGGTATGGAGCAGCTCAGGCCAAGGGAAAGGCAACGGAGAATATCGTGAACGCAGCCGTCTTCGTCTCTGCGGAATTCCAGCGCCGGGGATGGGAGATCGATCCACGGAAACCTCTGGCCCAGGCCGTGGCCAGCCTGCAGAAGAGCGCTCCGGTGAAGATCGAGATAGAGGCCAATGATCATGACGGGAAGCTCCTGGAGCTGCTGCAGTACATCAAGCATGTCGGAAATATCGGCCACTCCTTCTCGATTGTCGTAGATCCGGGAGACAGCCAGTATGAGAAAAAGTTCAGCTGGGACGGCGATGGATGGGACCGCATTCAAGAGCTCATTGTCAAGGGCTCGGTAGCCAAGGCCCGGGCCGATGGCATGTCTTCCCGGGTCCTTCAGGCCCTGAAGTGCCTGCCGGCTGAGGTCGTCCTCGTCAAGGACTTCGCCTGTCTGGTGGGCTCTGCTGTCTCCAAGGACAAGCCCAGGGATATCGATGTACTCCTCCGGGCCGGGAGAGACGATGCCGGGGAAAATTTCCTGGTGCAGGGAGACAACGTCTACCTCCCGCTCCGAAAAGCTCTGGATCCGGAGAAGCTACAAAAGCTGCACTTCATCGATAATCCACAGGGACCGCATTCCGATCATGTGCCTCTCTATTCCCTGGTCCTGCGGCGGGAGAGCCTGGAAAAGCAGATAGTCAAGGCCCTGCAGCCTGGCGACAGGTTCCCGCCACAGAAGCCGCTCCTGGCCGGGTACACCGAGTTCTTCAGCACTGAGGAGCTCTGGCCCTGGTGTGAGAGGAAGATCAAGGACGGCGCAAAGCTGGCAGGAGAGGTAAAGTTCGACGGCTTCAGGTGTATCGTCTCCCTGCAGGACGGCAAGGTCTCTGCCTGGTTCGAGGACTCGGGAGAAGATCGGGCCTCTCATCTGCCGGGCATCGTACAGGCAGTGCAAAATTGCGGCTGCAGGAGTCTGATTCTCGATGGCGAGATGCTGGGAGTCGATCATCATGGCAGGATCATCCCCAGGACTCAACTCCAGGAGATGCTCTCCGGAGATCCGGCCTTCGAGCCCTATTATGTGGCCTTTGATTGCCTGAATCTCGATGAGGATCTCAGCAATAGGCCGCTTGGGGAGAGGCAAACGATTCTTGCGGCCCTGGTTGATGATCTCAAATCTCCTCAGATTCAGCTCTCCCAGGCCCGCAGATTCGACAGCCAGAAGGAGCTGGAGATCATCGGACGCTGGGCCGCCTCGCAGCCCACCAGCGAGGGCCTGGTGATCAAAGACTTACTCAAGCCCTATCATCCTGGGGGCTCGGACGACTGGGCAAAATTCAAAACGGTTCTGGAGCTCAAGGTCCAGATCCTCGAAGTGCAGGAGAAGAAGAACGGCTTCATCTATCTTTGCGGCTTGCGAGAACCCCCAAAGAATGCAGACAGAACGCAAGTGCATTCTGGCCTTCTCGCTCTGGGAAATACGTTCGTAACTCAATTGCGTTCTGAGCCCGGAAAGGTGCTGAACGTCCGTGTCGAGGAGCTTCTCATTCTCAACAAAGGAAATGGAGAGGCGAGAATTGCATGGGGAAAACCGACAGTAGTCGGACCGGATTCGTCGAGAGATGCCTACACGGTGGCGCAGGCCGTGGACCTCGCCAGGCGTGGCCATGTCCTGAAAGTCGAGGTGGGCAAAGAGGATGTTCCTGCATGGGGAAAAGAAGGCGCCCAGATTGCGTTTGTGGCGTCCTGCCCGAACGAAAGCGAGCGCTCCAGGAGAGAGCCGATGGTCGGCCCTCCGGGGGAGCTGTTTCAGAGGCTTTATCTTGAGTCTGCGGGCCTGAAGAAAGAGGATGTAGCTCTTCTTTATCTCGTTCCTCAGGTCCTCTACGAGAAGGGACGGCTTCGCTCTCCTTCGGAGCTCGAGGTGGAAGCCTGGACAGCACATCTCATGAAAGAGCTGCACCGCCAAAATCCCAGGGTCATTGTGGCCTTGGGAAAACAAGCTGGCCAGGCCCTGGAGGGTCTTGCGGATTTCGTGATGCCTCACCCGGCAGCCGTCCACCGGCACGGAGACTCGGGGGAGGTGGCCCGCAAAATCAAGCAGCTCATGGCTAAAGTGCAGGAGGTGGCCAAGCAGGATGACGGCCAGGACACCCGCTCGGATGTGGCAGCCAGGGAGTATGAAAGGATCTGGTGGCAGATGGTGCCCGCCTCTGGAAAAGGCCGGTTTGTCTTGCAGGCTCACTGGCGGGGACTCTCCGAGGAGGAGACAAAGCTCTCCCATGAAGATCTTCTCAAGACCGATCACTCCGTTCATTGCGATCTCCGCTTGGAGATCGACAAATCCAGCCTCTGGGGATTCACGATCTTCGAGGGATCCACCAAAGACATCAGGGAAAAAGGCCAGGGCGAGGCCAGAATTTTGCACCTGCCGCCTACGGACAGCCTGCAAGGAGACTTCAAGCTGCAGCAGCCGCACTCCTGGCTGACCATCGCCGAAGAGAAGCCCTTCGTATCCGGGCCTGGAGCAGTGGGCTCCACGGCTCAGAAGTTCTCCAAGTTCTTCCAGCTCGATGCCGGCACCTATGATTTCAGCTTTGCCCGGCAGCATGGCCGGGAGTTGTTCCTGCATGGCGAGAAGATCAAGGGCAGAGTACTGTTGCAGTATATTCCCGCCTCAGAAGGGCAGGTGTGGGTCATCTCCAGGCCGGAGAGCCAGGAGCCTTACACCTCCAGCCACAAGCTCGAAGATGTCATAGAGGAGCTGAAGGAGAAGGGCCAGGAGAAACTCGTTTGGTCCGCTGCTCTCGGCCAACATCCAAAGGTTTTAAATCTACAAAATTGCCCATTTAAGAAACAGAGATACGCCGCGATATTAAAAGCCGATGAAGAAAAAAGGCTCGTTTTTGGTGTTATTTCTGAACCTGATACCGTTGATAAGCAGGGCCATGTTCTCTCCAGAGAAGAAATTGCCCGGATGGCCCGAAACTTCGAGCAATACGTCAGGGAGTTTCGAGATCGTCATACTCGCAGAAAAGCCAAGACCGAGATTGTGCGATCTTGGATTCAGGAAAAGGACGAATGGATCTGCGGGCAACTCGTAAAGGCAGGGTCCTGGTTGTTGTGTGTCCGCGTCCTGGACGATGAAGTTTGGGGCAAGATAAAGGCCGGCATCTACAGGGCGTTTTCAATCGGTGGCAGGGGGGTGCTCATTGAAAGAGTACGACCTGATTATCAGCGGGCTGCTGGATGAAGTGTCGTTCGTTCCAGCGGGAGCGAACGGGAAGGAATACCTACTGGTGAAGGAGCACAAAATGAAGGAAGCGATCCTGAAGAGCATAGCAGAGACCCCGGATGAGGAGTTGAGGAAGGTCCTCTCCGAGGCCAAGCTTGACGGAGATTCTGCCGATGTCCTTGAGACCGTTGGAAGGGTCCTCAAGGCGTACAAAGACAAGCTTCCGGCAGAGTCTCTGGACATTCTGAGAAAGGCATGCGGCTATCCAGAGCCCAAGCCTAAAGCTGGCAAGGGCAAGGGAGACGATGATGAAGAGGGAGAAGAGGGCGAGGACGAGGGGAGCTATGGCTACAGCAAGGAGCTGCTGGAGAAGATGGACCCCGGCATCCGGGCCGTATTTCAGAAGATGGAGGCCAAGCTGGATGCCACAGAGGAGAGAGCCGAGCGGTCCGAAACTCTGGCAAAGGAGCTGAAAGATGAGCAGATCACAAAGATCTACATCGCCAAGGCACAGGCTCTGCCTAACATTCCCGGCCTGACTGCCGAGAAGCATGCTCCAATAATGAAGGCCCTGGGCGAGAGCCATCCCGCCGAGTTCTCCGAGGTCTTCAGCCTGCTCAAGGCGGCTGATGCTCTGCTGGAGAAGTCCGCTGCCTGGAGCGAGTTCGGAAGTGAAAGAGCCATTAGCGGTGGCTCGGTTATGAACAAGATCCAGAAGGCCGCAGAGTCACTGGTGCGAAAGGACACCTCTGGCCTGACCATCGAGGATGCAATCGAGAAGGTGCTGGACGATCATCCTGAATGGTACGATGAGTACGAGGCAGCCCGCACCGCTGAGGCGGAGAAGGGGGTGGCCTGAGAATGGCCGTTGAGCTTCCTTTTGGCAAGTTTTCTCGCATGGCTGGCGAGGATCTTCGTGAGGCCATCTACCATGCAGTCAAGCTGGACACAGACGGCCATATTGTAAAGGGAACTGCCGGTGCTCGCTGCGTCGGCATATTGCAGGATAATCCCGAGAATGGGCAGGTTGGCTCTGTCATGGCGCTGGGCATCAGCCCCGCGGTCTACGGCGCATCTGTGATTCCAAGCGATGAACTCGCCAGCGATGCGAACGGCCATCTAGTGCCTGCCGTGGCTGGCCAGCCTGTTGTTGCTGTAGCTATGGAGGCAGGCTCTGCAAATGAGGAGCATTCCGTCCTGGTTCTGCCGCAAGCATCGGCAACAGCCAAGGGGTGGTGGAGCTTCTACATCCCGCTCGCTGATATCGCAAATGGCGACCTCATAACTGAATGGGTGCCCGGATTTGCCGGGAGGATCACCGAGATTCTGGCCGTAGTTCAGAAGGCCGCCACCACCGCGGACAAGGCTGCCATCCTGAATGCCGAGATCGGAACTACAAACCTCACCGGAGGAGCCTTGGCTCTGACATCGGCCAACTGCACGTCCAAGGGTGCAAAGGTAGCGGCAAGCGCAATCACTGCAGATAATGCATTCGGTGCGACTGATGCTATCTCCGTTGAAGCATCCGGCGTCACTGCGTTTGTTGAGGGAGCGATCTGGTTGATGATAGGCTATACGAGGCCTTGAAGGGGAGGTGAAAAGACAATGCCAAGACCAAACAGAGGGAGTGTCCATGTCCATGGATTGCTCGGAAATCTGGCCGTTAAGTTCATTCTCAAAGCCAGGATGTTCGTTGCTGCCGATGTCTTCCCGATAGTCCCTGTAGACAAGCAGTCGGACAACTACACAGTATATGATAAGGGAGATTTCCTCCGAGATGAGGCAGAGGAGAGAGCACCTGCCACTGAATCAGCGGGCGGGAACTTCGATATCGATACCACACCCTACTATCTGTGCCGGACATTCTCGTTCCACAAGGATGTGGACGATGATACCAGAGATAACGCTGACAAGCCCATCGATCCCGATAAAGATGCAATGCAGCTCGCCATGCAGAAGCTCCTTATCAAGCGCGAGAGACAGTTCCTGGGCAGCTATTTCCGTGCCGGCGTGTGGAGCAAGAACTACACTGGCGTGAGCGGCGAGCCTGGGGCAAATGAGATCAAGAAATGGAGTCTTTCAGGCTCCAAGCCTGTAAAGAACGTCGATACCTGGATGAACGATGTTGAGGAGCTTACCGGCGAGCGGCCAAACCGTCTGGTGCTGTCGCCTGATGTCGTGTCTGCGCTCAAAGACAACGACGATATCAAATCCCGCATCCAGTACACCCAAAAGGGCATCATCACCACCGACATTCTGGCAGAGCTCTTCGAGGTCGAGAAGGTGCTCGTAGCCCGCGGCACATACAATACCGCCGCCAAAGGGGCTGCAACCACCATGAGACGCATGGCTTCGGGGCAGGTCTTACTGGCCTATGCAGCCGAGCGCCCAAGCACCGAAAACCCGAGTGCTGGCTATTTGTTCGCCTGGAAGGGCCGATTTGGGAACTCCAAGCTTGGCTCCAGAATCAAGAAGTTCAGGATGGAGCAGCTCAACTCCGATCGAGTGGAGGCGGAATTGTCCTTCGATCCCAAGCTTGTGGCTCCTGATCTGGCAGTCTATGCCAGCGCTGTAGTGTAGGCTGTTTCCTTTCCTTTTTTTGGAGGACGATGGCCTACACTGACAACCCTACGGGCAGCCTTGCCGATCTGGTGAGGTTGAAAGCGGGAGACACCGGAGATTCGCCTCTCCTCAGCGATGAGGCGATTGAAGCGTTTTTGCAAAATAATAGCAATAATATCCTGCTGGCTTCGGCGGAGGCATGCGAGGCTCTGGCTGCCCATTACGCAGACAATCCCACAGAGACCGTAGGGGATGTCGAGGCTGCAGCCACTAAGACGCAGAATTTCTTGCGTGCAGCAGACCGATACAGAGCGCAGGCAGCCGCAGAGAAGACCGAAAAGGATGAAAAAGAAGACAACAGGCCCAGGAAGCCGGGCTATAGCGCCGATGCTCTGAACAGGGGCTCAGTTTTCAAGCGGGGGATGTGCAGTGGGAATTGAGCAGCCGATCGTCTCTCAGGCCGATCTGGCCAGGCTCGTTCTGGCCGCTTTCGGCTCCCTGGGCACCTGGCTCTTCGGGGCCTGGGATCCCATTCTTCAGGCTCTCATCGCTCTGGTGATCATCGACTATCTCAGCGGCGTCCTGGCCGGATATTACGAGAAGCGGCTCAATAGCGAGATAGGCTTCCGCGGGATCGTAAAGAAGCTGTGCATGTTTCTCATGGTGGCCCTGGCTAACATCCTGGACGCCACCGCAGGCCTGGGAGAGCCCTGGATCAGGACAACGGTCATCATGTTCTTCGTCGCCAACGAGTCGCTTTCCGCCCTGGAAAATGCTGGCCGCATCGGCGTGCCTCTGCCCGAACCGCTCATGGCCGCTTTGGAGAAGATCCACAAGCAGCATACCGGGGAGAGAAAATGACGGATCAAGTTCTCGGGCTTGCTCAGATCAAGCAATCTCAGGTTCTGGAGTCCGAGGACCTGCAGAGGCTGCAAGATCTGGTGCCGGAGCTGAAGCAGGCCGTTGCTACACGAACAATGTTCAGGACGCCGACTGAAGCCAGGTTCAGCGTTCTCAATGATCTCAAGCATCCGACCCCGGCCAGCAAGTACCATCAGGCCAAGCTGGAGCAGGTCATCATGTTTGGGAACCTGATGAGCCTATCTTTTGACTATCGAGAAGCTCTGATCGACTTGGCGGAGGCGGAAGAGCAGATCGAGAGCGCCCAGAGTTTTGAGCTGGATCGGCTCAACGTAAAGAGAGACCGGCTTACCTACAAGCTCGCATGGATGAGAGCCGAGGCAAAGGAACGGCTCCGGGAGATCGAGATGTGGAGCCGGATCAAGGCCCAGCTGGAAGATGCTCCCTTTGATCATGACAACAAGGATACCGAAGAGCTGCAGAGCCTGGCGATTCGCTACCTGCAAGAGCTTCCAGCCGCGTTGAGAGCCGGCAAGGACGTAGGCGGTGCTGTAAACATCATCGCCCAGGCCGCCACCATGCTTGCGGAATGTGAGCGCAGACAGATTCCATTGCCAAAGAAGCTCGTCGAGCACAGCAAGCGCTTACTCAAAGGAGCTTAAGAATGGTCTGGGAGTCTGCTGGCAGCCTCAACACCGGCCGCTATGAATCCTCTGGCGGGGGCGATTCCGATGATTCTATCACCATGGGCGGACTGAGCGATTTATCATCTTCTGAAGACGGAACGGAAGAATTCAACGGCACCTCCTGGAGCAGCGGCGGCGATCTGGCCACGGGCAGATCAGGGGCTGGAGGAGCAGGAAGTTCTGCAGATGCAATCTGCATGGGCGGATTTAGCGTTGGCGTCTGCATTAAGAGCACGGAAGAATATAATGGCAGCTCCTGGAGCTCTGGTGGAGACCTGGCCAGTGCCAGGTTTCGACTGGCTGGCGGCGGCAGCTCTTCTAATGCTGTCGCTGTTGGCGGATACTTTTATGATGAAGTGACGGAGGAAAGCGAAGTATTCGCTGATACCGAAGAGTACGATGGCACCTCTTGGAGCAGCGGAGGAAACCTCGCCACCGCCAGATATTACCTCGCTGGGGGCGGCGATTCTTCGAATGCCATCTCCATGAGCGGATTTGATGGATACGACTATTCCGCCACTACAGAAACGTATAACGGCACATCCTGGAGCTCTGCAGGGAGCCTGAGCACAGCAAGAGAAGGACTGGCCGGAGGAGGAAATTCCTCAAAAGGAATTTGCTTTGGTGGATTTAACGCATCTGGCTATTGTACAGAAACAGAGGAATTTGACGGCACCAGCTGGAGTTCTGGCGATGGCCTGAACACGGGCCGCGGATATCTAACCGGTGGCGGTCCTTCTGGAGGCTCGATCAGCATGGGAGGATCGTCATCGGGTTCTTCTTACTCTAATGTTTGCGAAGTAATCCTGGCCTCCATAAGCTATGTACAGGCCGAAGCTCTGGCCGGTGCCGGGTCATCCTGCAGCGGGATGGCTCGCGGCCTGAAGACCATTTCAGCACTCACAGATATTGATTCTTCCGGCCTGGCTTCATCTATTGCATTCAGGACAGTAGCAGCTGTCATAGATTCGACATCTGTAGGCCAATCCAGCGCTTATGCCACGTTATCAGGCTCAGCCACGGCTGAAGCCCAGCTCTCCGCTCAGGCAATTGCCGGCGTGCGTGCCACATTATACGGCTCTGCTACGGCTGAGGCCCAGTTCTCCCCTCAAGCAATTGCCAGAGCTCTGAAAGCTGTATCCGCCTTGACGGAAGCTCAATCGTCGCCTTCAGCCATAGCTGGAATACTGAAAGCGATTTTTGCATTGGTGGAGGCCGATTCATCCGCATTGGCATCTCCTTTGGCCATCAGGGCAGTTGCGGCGCTGATAGATTCCGTCTCCGCAGGCCTTGCCGGCTCTCATCCCATAAAATCCGGTTTCGCTACCGTCGAAGCCGGCTCCGCTGCCCTTGCTGCGGTGAGCGGCGCCTTTAAGCTGGCATCTGCGGGCGTGAAAGCTGAATCTTTCGTCTTCTCATCTGCCGGTGCTCTCAGAAGAAGCTCGGGCCGGGTAAGCGCCGAATCTTATTGCTCGACCGAAGCAAAGATGATTCGTGGGACTTTGGCGCTCACCAATGCCGTTTCTTTGGGCCTGGCAGAAGGAAAGTCTTTGAGGGGCATCCTGGCAGCGATTGAGGCCGCATCTTCTGGACTCGCAGACGCTGAAATTACCTGGATTCGGTGGGCTTCTGCAGTCTTCGATGCCGATTCTTCGGGCCTGGCAGAGGCAAAGATCCGGAAGCTGGCCTCGGCCCTGGTGAAGTCTTTCGGCTCCGGCATTGCGGCTCCTGGCATTTTGATGCTCGCTGTAGCAATTGCTGAGGCTGAAGGTCGGAACACCGCCGACGCCCGTCTTGTTGCTGCAGCCTCGGCCCACTGCAACATCGAGTCTCTGGCAATTGCAGCTGCCGCCGAGGCGAGAATCATAGTCGCCATGCGATCCATCGCGGCTCTGGCAGCACAGGCCAGATCCGAGATGGCAGGTCCCGCATCAGCTGAGTCGAAGATCACCAAATTGCGAGCCATGAGGTCCAGGCTATGACGAAGATCTACAAGGGAGATGTCGGGGTAGAGATCCGGCTTGATACCAGCCAGAGCCTCACCGGGGCCACGGCCATGAAGATCAAGGTGCGAAAGCCCGATGGGACGGAAGCGGAATGGGCAGCTCAACAGTGCAACAGCACCACGATCTATTATGTGACAGCCTCCGGGGATCTGGCGGCCAGTGGCGATTATGTTCTTCAGTCCTATGTGGAGTGGAGAGAGGACAGCAAGCACACGGGAGAGAGCGTGAAACTGAGAATATATGACCAGTTTGAATAGGAGTTGAAATGTCGGGAAGCTTTGCGAACTACTGGGAAGAGAAGGTACTGAAGCACCTTTTCGGTATAGCAGCGTACACTGCGCCGGGGATCGTCTATGTGGGAGTCTGCACGGGAGGAGTGACAGAGGCGGGAGTGGCAACCGGCGAGCCTTCCGGAAACGGATATGCCAGAGTTGCAGTTACAAACGATGTCGATCACTGGGATTTCTCTCAGGTGGACGGACTAACGAAGATCGCCAACCATGCCGCCATCGAGTTTCCGGAGGCGAGCGGGAGCTGGGGAACCATTACGGATGTGTTCCTGGCGACAGCAGCTTCTGGCGGCAGTATCCTGGCTTTTGCCACGCTCGCCGCCTCCAAGGCCATCGGAAGCGGAGACACTTTGAAGTTCGATGCAGCCGATCTGGCTTTCACCCTGGATTAAGGCATGGCGTTTGAGCTGCTGGATGCATTGTTGGCTGTCCTGGCCGGGGATGAAGGAGTTTCCGGCCTGGTAGATGCCGGGATCCACAAGTTCCTGCCGCTGGAGAAGAGCGAAGCGTTGCTCAAATCGGGCAACCGCAGTGTGATATCTTGCGAGCTGCAGGATTGGGACGGACGGAACAGCTCCACTGAGCCTGTTTTTGTGGTGGACATCAGAAGCCGCAAAGGAGACGATAGAGGAGCTGAATACTGCTCGGAGATCGTATCTGCTGTCACAGAGCTGCTGCGGGACGGCTTTGGCGGCCTGCAGGTCAGCAAAATCCTGGGAACCGTAAGGTATGACAAGACCATGGTCGGCCACCGCTGCCGCCTGGCGATATACGGCCATATCCAGCCCAGCATCTCGCTCTCTCTGGCAGCCAGCCCGGCCAGTCCTCAAGCAGCAGGGTCTGCAATTGTCCTTGTAGCCACCGCAAACCCAGCCGAGGGCCTGGAGTACCGCTTTCAGCTATTGGGGCCAGGGACGGGTTCTGCGTGGCGTGATCTGACCGGCTGGATTTCTCGCAATTCCTTCTCCTGGAGGCCGGAGGCGTCAGATGCGGGCAGCTCCACCATAAGGGTTGAGGTAAGATCCGGCAGGAGCCTACCGGATGCAGAGGCCAGCATCAGCTATGCAATTACAGCTGAGAGCACCAATGAGCTGCCGGTCATAAGCTCACTCTCCAGCTCGTTGAGCAGCCCCAGAGGCCAGGGCACAAAGATAGATTTCATCTGCCAGGCCATCGACGCAGATGGCGACCCGATCTACTACCGTTTCCATCTGACTGGACCCGGCACTGCCTTAAAAAAGAAGATGGTACAGGACTGGTCTCAAAAGAATGCATGGTCATGGACGCCGCAAATCATTGATGTGGGCGCAAATACAATCGAGATTCAGGTCAGAGATGGGAATCATGCAGGTCCAGGAGGCTGTGATGCCTCGACCACGGCCAGCTTTACGGTAACTGCTACACCAGCCGGTACAGGCAACCTGCCAACGATCACCAGCCTAACGCCGTCACTCTCCAGCCCGCAGGCGGCAGAAACAGAGATGGACATCATTTGCACAGCTACTGATGCTGATAATGATCCGATTTATTATCGCTTCTATCTGACCGGCTCCGGCACAGCGACAAAGAAGAAGATCGTCCAGGATTGGTCTCAAAAGAACTCCTGGCATTGGAAGCCATTAGCTGTCGATGTGGGCGTAAGCACCATCACCGTCGAGGTCAGAGACGGGAATCATGCCGGTCCCGGAAGCTATGACGCCACAACCAGCATAAGCTACACGATAACCACAGCATCAGGCAGCGGGTCTGGAAGCCTGCCAACAATAACCAGCCTTACCCCATCGCTCGCCAGCCCAAGAGGTCAAGGAACAGATATCGAATTCATCTGCACAGCTAATGATGCCGATAATGACCCGATTTACTACCGCTTCTGCTTGACCGGCCCAGGCACGGTCTCAAAAAAGAAGATCGTGCAAGACTGGTCTCAAAAGAACTCATGGAAATGGACGGCCTCCAAAGAGGACATAGGCGCGAATACGATAACGGTCGAGGTCAGAGACGGGAATCATGCAGGCCCAGGAGGCTATGATGCCTCTACCACTGCCAGCTACACCATTTCTTCGAATACAGCTCCAACGATTAGCGATGTTTATTGCAAAGAGTCAGGGACTTTTTGCGTAGGTGACAGGATACACCTTGTAGCGCTTGCCTCAGACTCGAACGGAGATCTGATTCTTTACAAGTTCTTTCGCTCATCAAGCGGGGTGCTATGGGAAGTGCTCACAGACTGGCAGATAGAAAGCTGGATCGTCTACGAACTCGACAAAACAGATTACGGCGCGTTATTCATCAAGGCCCAGGTACGCGACGGCAAGCACGCAGGCGAGGAGAGCTTTGATGCAGAGATATCGTCAGGCCAAATATCTGTGCAAAGGGCCAGCTTAACATCTGTCACTCCCAGCCTCGCCAGCCCAAAGGCCCATGAGACGACCATTGTATTCTCAGCTCAAGCGAATAAGACCACGAAAATATACTATCGCTTCTGGCAGAAGGGACCGGGCACGGGCAGCGTCTGGCGGGATATGACCGGATGGCAGCAGAAGAACTCCTGGAGCTGGAGGACATTAGCCTGTGATATAGGCACCAATTACGTCAGGGCTGAAGTTTGCGATGACCCGGATACCTGGAGTGATGGCGACACCACAAGCAGGCGCATAGATACCACCTATACGATATCGTAAGGCCTGCCCCATTTTTAAAAGTTTTGAAATCTGCAGGAGGTGGGCATTTGGTATTTTGGATTGGAAAGCTGAATGGCTGGGATGCCGGTACAACAGACGGCCTGAACTGCAAGGGCTACTCCGGTGTGGGTTCTGATGGCGAATATCTTTACTACAGCCCGTTTTTCGATGGCAGCGTCTATCATGGCCGGGTCCTCCGCCAGAAGATCTTTGCTGTTTTCAAAGAAAGCACGACCTGGGAAGCCTACGATGCCGGCACTACGGACGGCCTGACCACGAAAGGCTTTTGGGGAAATCCAGTATTTGACGGTCGCTTTGTTTACTTCGTGCCGAACTACAACGGCGCAAAAAACGGCATCGTGCTGCGCTATGATACTCTCCAACCCTTCAAGTCATCTGCAGCCTGGGAAGCATACGACGCTGGAGCTATTGGCGGCCTGTCCACAAAGGGCTTTTATGGGGCGGTTTTTGATGGCCAGTACATTTACTTCGTGCCGAACAATAATGGAGCCTACAACGGAATCGTGTTGAGGAACGATACAACTTTGCCCTTCAAGTCGGCCAGCTCCTGGGCCGCCTATGACGCTGGCTCGATGGCGGGCGGGAACGCCAGGGGCTATTCGGGTGCGGTAGTGGATGATGATTTTGTCTATTTCTCGCCCTACAATAACGCATCCGGAGATCATGGAAATATCCTGCGCCTTGATCGCAGGCTGCCGTTCACCTCTTCTTCTGCCTGGGCGGTCTTTGCGGCTACAGGTGTTCATGCAGACTGCAAATGCTTTGGAGCACCGGGAGCGGATGAGCAGTATATCTATTTTCCCAATCTCAGCAAGAGCCTGATCCTGCGCTATGACAAATCAAAACCCTTCAGCGTAGCCTCTTCTTACGAGTACTTCGATTTGAGCACGATAGACCCCTTCGCAAATACGCATGATTGTTGCTTTTTCTGTGGGCAGTATGTTGTGTTCTCGCCATCGAGCTATGATATGCTCGCCTATGATAGCAGCCTCCCGCTTAGCGATCCTGGGGCCTGGTCATTCCTGGACTGTGGCAGAGCAGATAACTTGGATGTGTGGGGAAATTTAGGTGTTTTTGCGGATCCCAACTACTTTTATTTTGCACCATATCGGCAGTTCCAGAATGGCGCTTATTATTATCATGGAAAAGTCCTGCGGGCCAGGATCAACCCGTGCCCCAGCCAGACCCAGCCGATGCCAGGCAGCGAGGACCTCGGCACTTATGCCGAAGACGACCGGGCAGGCGTCGTCTCCAAATCCTCGACAAGGGCCACGGCAAGCGGCCTGCAGACAGGGCTATTGGCTCTATGTTATTACGACTACGGGAGAGATGCCTTCAATGCCCTGGAAATTGATTTCGCCTGCAGACTGACGGCTGCTTCATGCAGCGCCGGCATGGAGTGCGAGGTTGAGCACGGCATCCTCAGCCTGTCGAATAATCACAGCTCCATTGATGGATATCTCACAACAGACGACCCACTTGTAACATTCTACGCAGAATTCGACGAGGTCAATAACCGCATAAACCAGTACATCCGGCTGCATAATCATTCCACTGGCAGCTATTATGCCATTGCGATGAATACCACGTACTACTGCAAACTGCAAAGAACTGCCGGCAGCGGCACAGTTACCTTGAGGATCTACTCCGATTCTGCAAGGACGGTCTTGCTGGCCACAATAACCCAGACCGGCTTTGGCACATCTCGGAAATGGAGATTTTTGTATGCTATCCGCTCTGGAGATCTTGGGGCGGGAGACGACAGCATGTCGTATTATGTTGAAGGAATAAATGTAATTGCGCATTGAGGTTTTCGTGGTCGAGTGTCCCAAAGAAACGGCTTTTCTATTTTTGCACACGGGCTCCTCTGATGCCTGCAATTACTGCTTACAGAGGATAGGACTGTATTTCTATCAGCTCATGGACGATGAGCCCTATGAGCTTCCCTGTCACGATCATTGCGG